TCTGCTTGATCTTGTGGCCTATTGACGACCGTGTAGCCAATGAACCAGCGATTACCGTGAATAGGCTGACCTACCTGAGACTGGTCTACCTCGCCTGTGATATGGTTTGTGGCATCTTCTTCTGTCGTCAGACGGACCACCTCTTTGTGAGGCATATCACCCATTACTAAATTTTGTACCAACGGCTCATAGGCTGGCTTAGACAGTTCAATCACTGGATGCACCAGATGGCGCTTCAGCATCGTGTCAGGAATGATGCGAGGAAAGCTAGTCTGGGGGTGGTCACGACGAAATTGCCCGATTGTGTAGGGAAATTCTACGGGCTGGTCGTTTGTGATCTTAACGTGCATTTAATGCTCCTATTTAGCTGAAGTCGTCGCCTACCACGCGACCGTAGTAAGTTGTGCCGCCATCTTGCGTGAGGAATGTCAGTAGGTCTGTCTTACCACCAGAAGGGGCGGTAGGTGGTGTGCCTGACGGCCATTTCACAGAGGCAGGGTATGTGAAGGTCGCATCTCCGGCAAAGCCTGTGGAGTATTGCCATACTGCATCACCATCAGCCCCAATAACGTACATTTTTAGGCCATCAGGTTTGAAGAACAATCCGGTTGGATTTGTTTCTTGAGCAGCAATACTGAAGTTCTGAAGGTAACTAGCCGTAGTGATATCCCAAGCTGTACTTAGGTCGTACTCATTAACATCGTCTCCAGTGGACCCAATAACATACATTTTTAGGCCATCAGGTTTGAAGAACAATCCGGTTGGATTTGTTTCTTGAGCAGCAATACTGAAGTTCTGAAGGTAACTAGCCGTAGTGATATCCCAAGCTGTACTTAGGTCGTACTCATTAACATCGTCTCCAGTGGACCCAATAACATACATCTTAGTGCCATCGGGCTTGAAGAATATGCCTTGTGGAACTGTTTCTTGAGCGGCAACACTGAAGTTCTGCAAGTAAGATGCTGAAGTTATATCCCACGCTGTGCTTAGGTCATACTCATTAACATCGTCTCCAACGGACCCAAGAACATACATTTTTGTCCCATCAGGCTTGAAAAAGATGCCTGATGGAGCTGTTTCTTGAGGGGAAACACTGAAATTCTGCAAGTAACTGGCTGAAGTTATATCCCAAGCTGTGCTTAGATCATACGCATTAACATCGTCTCCAAAGGTCCCAATAACGTACATCTTAGTGCCATCGGGTTTAAAGAAAATACCTTGTGGAGCTGTTTCTTGAGCAGCAACGCTAAAGTACCCTTCAGTGGGAAAATCAAAGCTGGCAGCGCTTACGTCCCAAGCTGTGCTTAGGGTGTAGGAATAGACTGCATCTCCAGTATCCCCAATAACGTACATCTTTGAGCCATCAGGTTTGAAGAAGATACCGGTTAGAAATGTTTCTTGAGCACTAACACTAAAGTTCTGTAAGTAACTGGTCGTAGTTATATCCCAAGCGGTGCTTAAATCATACTCGTTAACGTCGTCTCCGGAAGCCCCAACAACGTACATCTTTAAGCCATCAGGTTTGAAGAAGACACCTTGTGGAGATAGTTCTTGAGCAGCTACACTGAAGTTCTGTAGGTAAGAAGCTGAAGTTACATCCCAAGCGGTGCTTAGGTCGTACTCATTTACGTCTCGTCCAATCAACCCAATAACATACATCTTTGTGCCGTCAGGTTTGAAGAACATGCCTTGTGGCTGGGTTTCTTGAGCAGCTACGCTGAAGTTCTGAAGGTAACTAGCTGAAGTTATATCCCAAGCGGTGCTTAGGTTATACTCATTAACATCGTCTCCAGAAAACCCAATAACGTACATTTTTAGGCCATCGGGCTTGAAGAATAATCCGCTTGGAAGTGTTTCTTGAGCAGCTACGCTGAAGTTCTGCAAGTAACTGGCCGACGTTACATCCCAAGCTGTACTTAGGTCGTACTCATTTACGTCGTCCCCAAATTGCCCAATAACGTACATCTTTGTGCCATCAGGTTTGAAGAAGATGCCTTGTGGACTTGTTTCTTGAGCAGCAACACTGAACCTCCCATAAGCAGGTGGCTCTGCATTAGCTAGGTCATAGCTGTTAGAAATATACAGGCCAGTTAGCCCCAACGTAAATCCGAGGGCAGTACCCGTCGTAGGGGGGTTGCTAAACACAAACGTAGTGTCAGCCGTAGGGGTGTAGCTAAACACGTTACCAGAAGTCAGGTCAAGAGTTGTGCCTGTGATCGTTCCCACCTTCTCAGCAAGCGGGGAACCTTCGACAAAGCCTTTTGTGTAGTCGATGGTTACTGACATTTATACAGCCTCCGAACCGTTCATATCGTCCTGAGCCATGACCCAAGCATAACATTTGTCGAGAAACTGCGTGCCTTCACCAACTTCAACATCAGCCAAGTCAGCGTGATAACGGCGGAAGTCAACTTCACGCGTATCGTCGTCAGGTGTGTCAGTCGCATAGCCAGCAACATCAATCATAACGCTGAACTTTGGCCCGTCACTTGCACGTTGGCGACTGATTGCTGCTGTAGCAATGCGGAAGTATGCACCAGCGAATGGCGTGCCATACTGCGAGGTCGAAAGATCAATCTGGATTGCCATTAGTATGTTACCTCGCTCGTGTTCAAAGTGGCGACCCAGCGAATGTTTGTTGCCGCTGCGCCTGTGACCTCGATCTTGAGGCCGCCGTTTGTTGTGTCTGCTGATAGAGCCATGCCCCATGCAGGCGTGTTGTCGAGGATGGTTGTGGCGCTGTTGACTAGCACTGTCGTCCCAGCCGAACCTTCTCTGCGGATAAGACCTTCGACCTTCCATGCTGCCGAGGCTGTCCCGTCAGATGCCTGTTGACGGGCTACGATGGTGCCGTGAAAGGCGAAGGCCGAGTTGTTGGGAAGGATGACTTGGTTAGTGGAGCTAGGTGTTTGGTTTCTAGTTGTAACGGCTTCAGGTGTGTCATCCGTAGTGTCGCTGCGGAGTACGAAACTCCCCCCCTGTGCGTCCCCTACAGAGGAAAACCTGCCAGATGCATAAGCGTAGTGACCTTGAACAGTCGGGGTGGCAGATTGATAACCGAACGAATGGCTATACGGAGATAGCGCATTACCACCTCCAATTGCGACAGCTCTTGATGCATCTGAAAGACTGTCACGTCCTATTGATATAGAGTTTGTGTCCGCTGCAAGAGTGCCGCTGCTGCCAATAGCAACAGACTCTGCTCCACTTGCTTTGGATAGCCGCCCCATCGCAATTGAGTTAGCCCCAGTCGCCCCGTAGCTTGAGGTGTTGTTAGCTATAGCTGCTGCGAATGAGTCTGCGCCGGAAGCACGGGATTTTGTCAGGGCGGTTGCTCCACTGCCAGCCGCCTGTGCTTGGTAACCAAGGGCAACTGCCGCCGCGCTTGTAGCATCAGTGTCTTGCCCAATTGCTGTAGAAACATTGGCCGAAGCTACGGCACCACTTCCGATAGCTATAGCCTCACTGTTGCTAGATGCATTTCCCCCACCTATCGCTGTGTTACGAACACCCGCCGCTGACGAGTTTTCCCCCAATGCTGTTGCAGCGAAGCCAGCCGCAGAAGCGTTTGTACCAATAGCCACAGCATTTGCACCCGTAGCAGAAGGTGCAGTAGGGCTGCTTGGGTTTTCCGCATAAAGTTCAAGCACTGGCGCAAGGTCTTCAGCCGCAGCCCCCACAAACACCACCGCAGAGCCTGAAAGGTTGATAGCAGCGCCAGCGTTGGAACTCTCAAGCACCGTGCGTGACAACGTAGTCCCAGTGGCCGTATAGGTGCCTGTGCCGATCTCCCAGTTGGTGCCGTCTTCAATGACGTAGCGAACCACATTAGCGTCAACCACACCAGCATCAGCAAAGGTCTGGTAGCCACTCTCAGCAGAGCCAAGCGTGATTGTGCCAGTGCCAGTTGTAGCAGTGGCAACTTTGGCTCTGTTTACGAGAGTGACCATGTGAGACTACCTTAGACTGGATCAGGGATGCCGATAGCAACGGACGACAGCGTGAACGTGTTGCCCGATGTGACAGACTGCGATGCTGTCAGGGTGCTTGTTGCCAGTAGACGGCTGTTCACAGTGTCCACAATGGCGTAGTGGGTTGCAGTGCCAGTGCCTGTGACCGAGCCGTCAGTGATAGCAGCCACGACAACTTCACGGCCACCGCCAGCGCGATCTGCGGGCGCACCGATGGACAGGCTTGTGCTGTTGCCCAATGTGACTGCCGCCACGTTTGCAAAGCTGGTTGCCTCTGCTGACGTGATGTGAATTGCGTTCGCTTCTGTGTCAAGAACGGTCAGGCCGTTGTCAAACACTCGGTTATCAAGAGTTGCCATGATTAGTTATCTTCCTGTTGTGTAAGTTCCTGTGTAGCTTGAACACCAGCTTCAGGATCGTAGTTTAATTCAGCAATACCCATAAGGTCACT